ATATAGCTTAACAGAGATAGAAAATATGATGCCTTGGGAACGAGACATCTATGTGAGTCTTCTTCAACAACATCTTGAAGAAGAAAAACTCAAACAACAACAAGCATCCAGTTAATGCCTGAATCACTATTACCATCAGCATCGACAACTAGAAGAGGGGTGGATCCATCTAAATTTATGGGTGCATCTTTTGCAGCTGGTAGTGGTTTAGAGGAGAGAGTTGAAAATAATGAGAAAAAGATTACCTCATTAAAAAATATAATTAAACTGAGAAAGGTTAATGTAGATAAACTATTACCTGTATCATCTGGTGGTGAGGATAAAGATCAAACTATTATTACAGATAATCTTGCAGATAGATTAGATAATATCGCACAGAGTTTGGGTGTTTTAACTAGAGCACTTAAGCAGCAATTTAATTTAGATAAGAAAGCAGCAGATCAATTTAAAAGAGATGCAGATGAAGCAGCAAAGAAAGATAGGGAAAGGAATTTAGAAAGTCGAGGTGCAAAATTTGTTGGTGGAGTAACAAATGCAATAACAAAACCCTTTAAAGGTTTCTTTCAATCTCTTATTGATTTCTTTAAGAATATTTTATTAGGAGCTGGTATTCTTGCTTTAATTAAATGGTTGCGGGATGAGGACAATCAAGCAAAGATTAAAGCATTTTGGGATTTTATGACAAAGAGATTTCCTGAACTTATTGGGAAGTTATTAGATACATTAAAGAAGACTTCTGAAAGATTGCAGTGGCTGACTAATCCTATAATGAAACTTTGGCAGTTTCTTGTGAGAAAAGCAACTGATAGGTGGGGATTATCTCGTTTATGGACAAAAAAGAAGAATGGCGATGATGATGATAAGAAAGGTGGCCCTCCACCTCCTCCTTCCCCTAAGACTGTTCAGGATCCTTCAACTGTAGTTCAAGGTGCTTTAGGAGGAGCTCAAGTACAACCAGTAACACCATTAATTCCTGGTACTGAGAAAAGAGAACCGAGAGGGAGTGTGGAGAAGGAGAATGGTGGAGTTAATTGGGGTGCTGTTATGGATTGGGCTTTATTGGGTGGTGCATTAATTAGTCCTTGGGATATGGGTGTTGCTGGAGATTTAAGTGCTCTTGCAAATCTTCTTATAAAAGGGAGGATTAGTTGGGCGGCGATTGCTAAAATAGGTGGACCCAAATTAGTTCAGGAACTCCATAAACATTTTGTAAGGTATAATATACCCGTTCCTAAACCTCAATTTAATCTTTCATCACTAGCAGCACCATCTGCAGTAAGAATTGCATCTTCTAATATTAAAACTAATATAGGAGCTCCTATAGCATCAAATGAAACTAAAGTTATTAATATGGGGGATAGTGGTTCAGGGACAGTAACAGCGTCCAATCCTCCAGGAGGTGGAGGTGAGGTTCCTTGGTTCCCTTCTAGTGTAGGAAATGATGGTATTGCATCAAGATCTATTTTGAGTTTGGTAAGTTAAGATGGCATTTCCTTTACTTACTATTGCTAAGGCTGGCATTGATATTGTTGGTAAAAAAATAAAAGAAAAGAGAGAAGCAAGAAAAGAACAGCAAGCTAAAAAGAAGTCTGGTTCTCAGATGGCATCTGCTTTCTTTGATAGAAAAGAATCTAGACAGGGAGTTCAGACGCAGACTACTACCCCATTGATTGCTCCTTCATCTAATATTCAACCAGCACAGAAAGCACCATCAGGTAAATCATCTGGAGTCAGTTCTATTGATACTGTTTTAGATGAAATTGATAATACTCTTTTTAATATGATAAATGTGGTAGCAGATTCTTCCAAGTTAAAGAATAAGGTATCTTCTCAACAACAGAGAACAAAGAGAAGAAGATCTAAGAAGATGAGAGAAGGGATACTTGAGGGTTCATCTTCATTATTTGGAAAGATAGGATCTGCGGTTACTTCCCCTATTAAAGGAGCAGCTCAAGGGTTGGGTAAGATGTTGAGTCAATTTTTTGGTAATATAATTTTGGGATCACTTGCATTGTTTGTTGTTAATAGTTGGGGGAGTATTGTTTTTTGGTTTAAGAAAGGGTTTGAAAAAATAAAAGAATTGTGGGAAGCTTTGGGGAAAGGATTAAAATCTACTTGGGATGGATTGAAATGGATTGTTTCTGCTGGTGGAGGACAAGATCTGGTTAAAAAAGCTGAAGAAGACTTGAAGATTATAAATGGAGATCTTGATAAGAATGAGAAGAAACTCTCATCAGAACAAAAAAAGGTGGAGAAGATTCTGGGTAAATTGGATAATGAAAGTCCTGATGAATCCCCAGATCCAGGAGATAAGAATCAACCCTCATCTCAAGTTTCTTTTGTAGAGAGGTTTTTTGGGATTCGTCCGGTTGTTGCTGGAACATTAAATGAGAATCAATCTCCTCTTTTGAATGATCAAGCAAAGTATATTTTTGATAGGTTGGTAGCAGGTGGACTTACTGATATAGCTGCGGGTGGAGTAGTAGCTAATCTTGGCGTGGAGACTGGATATACTTATAATCCCTCTACAAAGCAAGGTGGAGGAGGTCTTGGAAGAGGTTTAGCACAATGGGAAAAGGGCGGTAGGTTTGATACAGATCCTATCAATTTAGTAGATTTTGCTAAGAGTAGAGGAACTTCTTGGAATGATCTGGATACTCAGATTGATTTTATATTACATGAGATGAATGTTCATCCGGAATATATTAAAGTAAAAGCTAAGCTGAATAATGCAAAAAATGTTGATGAATCTACGAAAATATTTTTAAACCAATATGAAAAAGCAGGTACACCTCATTTACAACGTAGGTTGAATGTTGGACAAGCAATTATGGATGCGGGTTATATAACTCCCAACAGATATGAAGGATCTAATCAGTTACCTAAAGTTATTCCCGATTTACCTGATGTTTCTTTTCTTAGAAATCAAGCATCTTATGATATGGCAGGAGGGACTACAATTATTATAATGGGTGGTGATAATAAGGGTTCTACGGGAGGACAGGAAGGGTCTACACAAATTCTTCCAATTCCTTTGGTAAATAGTATTGATTATACGCTTCCCTTTAAAGTGGAATTAAGTAAGGTAGGTTAACAGTATGAGTAGTGGAACAGCCGATACTGCTACTAGAGCAGGTAATATTACTAAGTTCACAGTAGGAGGATCTCCAGATTTTTCTCCTGTTGCTCAGATAATTTCTTATTATGAGGATGTAACTAAACCTAGTATAAAGGTTCAGGTAACTATTGAGGAGACTGGTCTTACTGATAATGGACCTCTTGGTGTGTTGGATAGTCTTCCTATTAGAGGAGGTGAAGAAGTTATTTTAGAAATTGAAGATAATCAATCTAAACCAAATAAATTGTCATTTAAGAAGGGAAAATCCTTATATGTTAATACTGTAAGTGGTGTCGATCCTGGAACTCAGAAAGAGATTTATAGTATGGAATTTCGTCCTAAAGAATTTTTATCTAATGATCTAACAAGAGTTGTTAAGAGATATAATGGACGAATTGATAGTAGTGTAGTTGCAATTCTTAAGGAAAATTTAGGAGTAGAGGAAAAAGATATTGAGAAGGATGTCAGTGCAGTTCCTTATAATTTTATTGGTAATGATAAGAAACCATTTTATATTTGTACATGGTTAGCATCAAAAGCGATACCTGCTATGATGGTAGATGGTAAATCTACCATTGGTGGAGCAGCAGGATATTTTTTCTTTCAAACATATGATGGATATAAATTTAGATCAATTGATAAGATATTAGAAAAAAATCCTAAGGTTCCTATTAAAAAATATATTCTTACTGGAAAATCTGATAATCCTCCTCCTGGATATACTGGTAAGATTTTAAAAGCATCTATTGATAGGTATATTGATTTGGGAAATAATTTAAATATGGGAATTTATGCTAATCGTAGTATATTTTTTGATTATTATGGTATGGGTTATAAAGTGAGGGATTATAATGTTGACAAGAATCAGAAAAATAAAGTAAGGAATGCCGGTAAAGATGAGTTGGGAGAGCAGATAGTAGAACAATTTAGAAAAGGACCTTCACGGTTAATGAGTCATATATTAGATTTTGGAGCACTTCCTGCTGGTAGGACTCCTAAAGAACAGTTGAAGAAATGGAAAGAACATCCTGATGATCCTAATTATGATGCACCCAATACAATGGTTCAATCATTGATGAGATATAACCAGTTGTTCACAATCAAAACTGATGTTATGATTGCAGGAGACTTTAGTTTGCGAGCAGGACAGCTTATTTACTGTGATTTTCCAGAATTAACAGTGGACCATAATAAAGAGGTAAATAAGGAAACTGGTGGCATATATATGATAGCGAGTCTATGTCATAGGTTAACTAGAGGAGATTGTTACACCAGTCTAACTTTAG